CTCTGTTCGGCTTATACCGAATTCTGTCATTCCCCGGACGTCTTACATGGGGTACAATAACTGATCCCATATCTGTCGATCTTCAGACAGAGGATTGGGACCAGTTTATTGCAAGTGAATTCTTCCCTGCTATGGCAGGACTGGGATGGTTAAGAGACTTAGCCGAAAGTTCTCTTATCCCAAAGGCATTACCAATCTCTAAATCCTCCCCGACTACCGAGGGTGGTTCTGGTTTTATCTCCAGTTCCTTCCCGAGTCTAGCTGTTGGAGCGTACGGATTGGTACGAAGCACTTTTTGGGTCCCGATGGCACATTGACTACAACAAGTAGGTGCCGCGGGGTTCGCTTCATGGATCAAGTGGTATTCAACCCTTGGTTTATCTATTCTGGAGTCCAAAGTCGACAAGTTGGTCGTGTTATTGGACCCTAGGCATAAATCCGGGATCTATATGCATCCTAAGGGTTTACATGATTCTAATGGTTGGTGTAAGGCTATCTTTAATGATAGGGGATCGGTTGATATTCCTTTTGGATGGAATATTTCTTACCGTGATCCTGCCTCACCCGGTCGTGTAATCATGGAGCACTTGTCCGAACTTCTTTCGGATCCGCGCGTGCGTAGGGGTTTTGACAGTTCACGGCCTTCTTTTCGATATCATCCCAGAAGGATTTATACTAGTCCCCAACTTTGGTTGGGTTGGTATTCTTCTGAAGAAGGGTGATGTCTCCTTGGGTAAACTTGGTACCAAGGTTGAACCCGCTGGTAAAATCCGTGTCTTTGCTATGGTCGATGCCTGGACTCAATGACTCTTGTCCCCTCTCCATGATGCTATATTTTCTATACTGAAATATATTGCTCAGGATGGGACTTTTGATCAAACGGCCCCTATCGAGAGATTAATTGCGTCTATCCCCCCAACTTCTAAAGTGGGGGTTTACTCAATTGATCTCTCGGCTGCTACTGACCGTCTCCCAATCAAGTTGCAAGTGATCGTGATGACCCACCTGTTAGCCTTCATTATGGGGTTAGCAAAGTTGGAAATCGCGCGTCATTTTGCGCAGCATTGGGCGTCGATCTTGGTTGACCGTACGTACTCTCTACTGGAGACTATTGAGGAAGTAGGTGGATCTATGCGTCGCGCGAAGTCGACGTCTATCGGTTCATCCTCCGTTCCCATTAGTCGTACCCTCTGGGTGTGAAAACCCAGAGTGAAGAAAGTAGTTAACGTGCATAAACTAAAGTATGCAGTTGGTCAGCC